AGAAACACCACAAAGTAATGTGTACGCACTGCCGTAAATGGATATGGTTTTGGGCTGGCACACAAGAATTTGAGATAAAAGAGGTTCCACAGAGAACTTCTGCAAGTGGCATGAGGTTTTATTGATGTATAGATATGCTCATAAAAACGTAAGACCTTTTTCGGCTGTCTGTCAGAATAATTACGGCAGACAAGTTATTTTCACACGTAAAAGGCAAATCACAAAAAACAACATAATCGAAGAACTGAATAAAGCACTTGTGATTCACGAACAAAACGCTATTGAGATTGAGTATCTTGACAGATACTATCGTGGCGACCAACCTATTTTGTATCGGCAAAAAGTGAACCGACCGGAAATCAATAACAAGATTGCTGTAAATCTTGCGTATGAGCTTGTCGAGCGTAAAACCGCAGAGATGTGTGCCGAGCCAATCCAATATGTGCTACGTGGCACTGATAATCATAAGTCGGAAGAAATCACACAGCTTAACATTACAATGGACTCGGAAAGTAAACAGGAGTGCGATATAGACATACATCGTTGGAGAAGCATATGCGGTACCGGCTACAGATTCATCGGTAATGATGATGGACAGGGGCAGTTGCTTGATGAAAGCGACTTTTATTTATCTTCCGAAAATCCAATGTATACGTTTGTAGCATACTACTCAAACGGGCGTCCGGCATTCTCTTGCCAAATCGGAGAGGATGAGGATGGAGCGAACATATACTATGTGTTCACTGATAATGAGTGGTTTGACATTCGCAACGACAAGATTTTCGCAAGCGGAACAAACGGCAACAGAGCTATTCCGGTGATTGAATATCCAAACAATGCAAGGCGATTATCTGACATTGAAATGACTATTGCAATCACAGACGCTATCAACGTGCTTACATCGGACAGAATTAATGGTGTCGAGCAGTTTGTGTCTGCATGGGTGAAATTCGTTAATTGTGAGATTGATATAGATACATTCAGAAAAATGCGACAAGAGGGAGCATTGGTAGTTAAATCTAACAATGGTTCAGACAACAAGGCCGATGTTGATGTAATGACGAGCGAGCTTAATCAGACAGAGGGACAAGTGGTATTCACTGACCTCTTTGAAAGATTTTTAAGTATTCAAGGCCTTGCAAATCGTCAAGGCAACACAGGCGGTGATACCGGCTCGGCTGTAGAATTGAGAAACGGACATTACGATGCCGGGCTTAGGACGGCTATTAATGAGCCTATCCTCAAGAAATCAGAGAGAATGGCGCTTAGGCTTATTCTTAACAGGCTGAGAATTAATAAGGGCTTCACCCTTATGCCTAGCGATGTTGAGATACACATTAATCATAATAAGCTAGATAACATGCTTGTTAAAGCAGAAGTACTTGAAATATTACTTAGGTGCGGTATCAATTACAAGAGAGCCGTCAAGACGATTGATATGTTTAGTGACCCTGAACAAGTCACACTTGAAAGCGCTAAGCGTATGGAAATGTTATTCCCGGAAGAACAGCCGACAACAGCTACACCTAACGATGATAAGAACAATGGAAAGACAGCCGATGAATAATTGGCTGTCAATTTATTTTGGAGCTTGATATGGCAGACGAAATCCACACACTTGGCAAAAATGAAATACAAGACATAGATTATGACACATATTTTGGTGAGATGGATTTATCTGACGAGGAAAAGGAAGATAGAAAAGAACTTGCCGAAAAGTTTGAAAAAATCTTTGTTATGCTTTTTGCTTTGTTATCCGGCAAGGAAGAAACAGAGATAATAACTATCACTAAAGAATTTATTATCAGATATGAGAGCATTGCCACACAGTACTGTAAAGCAAAGAGAACACCCTCATATATTACGGATTATGCCCGGTACATTGTGAATGAGGTGGTTGACGCTACTACACAAAATACTGAAGTAGAGTATTTTACTTCACAGAAGCGAGCAAAAAATGTAGCTGCGAATGAAGCTAATGCGACCGGTAATTACAGATTGCAGACTGAAATGGTGAAACAAGGTTACAAAACAAAAGAGTGGCGCTCAAAAGAAGATTCACATGTCAGACCTACACATGCAGAAGTCGACAGAAAGAGAATTGATATTTTTGAGCCGTTTGAGGTTGGAAATTCGCTTATGATGTTTCCAAAAGACCACTCTTTAGGGGCACAGGTAAAAGAAATAGCAGGGTGCAGATGCAGTCTTAAATATTACAAATAATGAGCAACTTGTAAGGAAACTTATAGGTTGCTTTTTATTATACAAAATTTGCAGTTGTGCGTTAAACAACAGAAAAACTCGGCGGGAGCGACCCGCGATAACAAAAGCGTGAGTTACGGAGGTAATTGAAATGACAAGAAATGATGTTTTGAAGCTTTTTCCGGACGCAACGGATGAACAGATAACAAATCTACTCAACAAAAGCGGTGAGGAAATGGCAAGAGAGAAAGAGAAAGCCAATCAGTACAAGGCTAAAGCCGACGAAGCTGACGAGCTACAGGCACAGCTTGACGATTTACGGGCTGGCAACATGACAGAGCTTGAAAAGGCAAATAAAGCCTTAGAGACAGCCAATCAGCAGATAGCCAAGCTACAGAAAGATAATGCTGTCAGAGATTTACGAGAGAGTGCAATGTCTGATTTTGGCATTACTGCAGAACAGGCAAAGACAGTAGTAAAAGAGGATGGCTCTTTTGACACAACATCACTTGGCAAGATTATTTCCGACATGAAAGCCAATGCGATAGCGGAGTACGAAAAAAATGCACTTAAAGATACTCCTAATCCAAACAATGGCGGTAACAATAATGAACCCGACTCAAAGCCGGCAGATGTAGCCAATGCAGAGCAAATCTCATTCGGTACAGTTGCAAACGCTGAAAGTCAAAACAGCTATGTAATTTAAACAGGAGGTAGAACGATGGGAAAGCCAATCGTAAGAGACTTTACACAGGGTAAAGGAATTTTAAAATTTTTCCCTTATGAGGGTGCAGCGTGCCTTGTGCCACAGACTATGGTAACAAGCGCAGACACAAACGGAATGAAGATTGTACCGGCCGGTACACCATTCCCAAGCAATGACGCAGAGTGCAAGGGCTATCTGTTACACAATGTAGATGTAACGATGGGTGACGCACCTGGAACATATGTATATCAGGGAACTATTGATTGGGAGAAAGTTAAGTCACTTTCAATCGCAGATGAAGCTAGAACTGCAACACCTAGAGTTACTTTTTATGGCGCGCCAAAGATTGTAGCAAGTCAGGTCTAAAAGGGGGTAGAAGAACATGGCATTACCATTAGCAGAAGCATTTACAGCGAGAAGTCTCGGTGTAATGTGGAACAATTATCAGAAGACATTAGGAACTGCCCCTTATCTTGGCAGACAGAAATTCGGAACACGTAAACAGGACTCACTCGACCTTAGATTCATCAAGGGTAAGAACGGACTGCCGGTATCACTCAAAGCTTCAAACTTTGATGCACAGGCAGAGTTAAGAGATGTTGGAGGTTTCTCTGACATTCAGAACTCAATGCCATTTTATCGTGAGGGATATATGGTAACAGAGAAAGAGGAACAGGAGTACGACAACTACAGAACTTCTGAGAACTCAAGCCTTGCCAATAACGTATTACGTGAAATTGCAAAGAAACCAATGATGTTAATTGAGGGTGCATTAGTTGTACCGGAGAGACAGATTTGGCAGTTACTTGCACCTACAGATGGTGTACCAAAGGTAAAGGTTGTACTTGGCGATAAGAACTATGTCGTTGATTACACAGCCGACAATGGCGCAGAGCATAAGGAAAAGCACTTTAAGTCAATTACCGGCACAAGCGCATGGGATAAGCCTACCACATGTGCACCACTTGATGACCTTATCACAGCTCGTAGAGATTTTGCAAAGGCTACAGGCTACTCGCTTACACGTTTCACCATGAATACAGAGACTTGGGAAATGGTGCTTGAGGCAGAGGACACAAAGAAACAGGTACTTGGTATCACTGCTTACAATGGCGGTATCAGATTACAGCAAGGACAGGTTACTGAATACCTTAGAGGATATGGTATCGAGATTGAGGTATACGATAAGCTCTATGTTGACGAGTCGGGACAGACACAGTACTTTGTGCCAACAGGTATTGTATCTGCGCAGTCTGCCGGAGTATTCCTTGGAGATTACACATTCGGTAAGACTCCGGAGGAAAGAAGCGGAAGTATCACAGACGGAAACCTCTCACTTGTTGAGACCGGTGTATCTGTATACACATACGCTACAAATCATCCTATCAATACTCATTGTATCGTATCTATGATTGGATTACCTACATTCGAGGGTATGGATAGCGTTATGGTTCTCAAAGTTAAGGAGGATTAAGGCTTATGATAGCAACGCACTCTATAAAGCATGATGGAGTGTGGTATAAAGTCGGAGACGAGGTGCCGGAAAGCAATAGCAATTCGGTGCCTTCTGATTTTATGAACCCACCTGAAACACCATACACAAAGACAGAAATTAACAGAATGTCAACAGCCGACCTAAAGAAGCTTGCGAGCGAAAATGGCATTGAAAATGCCACAGAAATAAATGGCGGTGAATTGAAAAAACTGTTAATTGAAAAATTTGGATTATAAGGAGCTTGGCATGGAATACACCACATTAGAGCAAGTCAAAATCAGACTCAAACAATTTCATATTGATACAGTCACGAATGATGATGAAACGACATCTGATGTGGTAGTGTTCGACAACAAGGAAGATAACCCACTCATTGAACAGCTCATTAGACAAGCCACGGAAGATGTAAAAGCAAAAAGGTGTTATCCGGACACTTTCACTGATGATGATATAACTGCCGATTTAAAGCAGTTTGAGAATGTCGTTATCAATCTCGCTGTCTACGACCATTCACAAGCTGGTGAGAACTATATGAGCGCATTGAGTGAGGGTGGAGTGAGCCGTACATGGAAAGACAGAGATAAGCTGTTTGTCGGAGTTTTCCCTTTTGTCAAAGTGCTATAAGCAAAAGAAGATTGTGCGTTACCAAAATGGTAGCAGGCGGTACACATTAAGTGGTGGTGGGCGGTGTGCCAATTACCAAAGACGAAAGGCTGTAAGATGAATAATTTAATCTATCAGACATACATTATTGCCTTGCCAATTGTCCTGACAGCGCTTTTGGGTTATATTGTTTGGCTTTTACAAGAGCAGAAAAAGCAAAAAGCGATAGACACAAAAGAAAGAAACGAGCGCATTGAAGAGGAAAAGAAGCTACGACAAGCAAACGGAAAAGGTACAATGCTACTTTTACGAGTACAGCTTATCGAATACCATGATAAGTACATGAAGCTTGGCGAAATTCCCTCATATGCGTATCAGAATTTTCGCGAGATGTATGACGCATACCACGCACTTGGTGGTAATGGCATGGTAACAAAAATGAAAAATGAGATTGAGGAAATCCATTTAGGTAAAGGAGGGAAAAACTGATGGACTTTACACAAGTACCTACAGTAGTTGCTATTATGGTAATTACTTATTTAATCGGATATGCTTCAAAGCAGATACCACAGGTTAAAGATAATGTTATTCCTATTATCGTAGGTGTAGCCGGTGGAGTACTCGGTATTGTTGGAATGTTTGTAATTCCCGGTTATCCGGCAAACAACATTCTTGATGCAATAGCAGTTGGCATTGTGTCAGGCATGGCAAGTACCGGTGTTAATCAGATTTACAAGCAGATAAAGAAAAATGCTTGACATTAATAAACAAGCCATGAAATACGCGCTTCAAGGTCAAACTGTCACAGTCTATGAAAAAGACGAGGACGGAAATCTAAAGTTTTACGAAACAGAGGACGAAGAGAAGATATACTACACCCACGAGGAAACAGGCTTTTCAGAGCCGGTTGATTTTCGGGCGAATATATCATTTGACGGAGGAGAAGCACAGAACAAGGAATATGGCTTTAATACGGCTGATTTTGACGCTGTTTTGCTGACAGATAAGGGAATGTACCCTTTTAAAAAAGGTGACGTTATTTGGCTTGATAGTGAGCCTACAAAGGATGCCAACGGATTAGTTGATTCAACTTCCGCAGACTTTACAATAGTGGGAGTCAAGCCCTCTCTCTATTCAGTTAAATACATGCTCAAAGCAGTTGTGAAAGAAGTGTAATTATGAAGATTGACGTTTCTCTGACAGAAAAATCTATACAAGATGCGATAGACAAACTTGAAAGATACAAAGACCGCTTACAAGACAAGTGCATAGCGTTTGTCGGAGAGCTTGCTAGTAATGGCATAGCCGTAGCACGAACAAATACAGGCAATTTTGGACACTATATTACATTTAGTTACGAAATTAAAGATACAACAAACGGCTGTACGGCTATTGTGCTTGCTACCGAAACAGGGCAGATACAAAGCACATGGCAAACGGCAGACGGACTTAAGACAGTTGATGTATCGCCTTTGCTTATGGCTGAATACGGCTCAGGTTGGAAAGCTAAACCGCATTTTAATGACACAAGGGGCGGTCAAGGAACTTTCCCAGGGCAGACACACGCATTTGACAGCGAGGGTTGGTATTGGAGAGACGAAAGCGGAGAATTACACCATTCATACGGCATTACACCTACAATGCCGATGTATCACGCATTTTTAAAAATGGAAAATGACATTATGAGAACAGCACGAAAAAATTTTAGTTGAGGTGATAAAGTGGCGAGTCAAAATCAATGGGTTTACGACCTCGAAAATCTCACGTATGCGATTGTTAAAACCCGATGCGAGAAGAAATTGAAAACTAAATATCCCAAGCTAAAATTCACACAAGAGGAACAGTCGGACAGTGCAACGGCTAGTTTCCCGACAGTGCTAGTTCAAGCACTCGAACCTATTGAACAGAATGAGGATTTAGAGTGCGAAAGAATAAATACAGTGTTATTTACAGCACAAGTGACTGTTACAACGAATAAAAGCCGTTCAGAAGCCTTGAATGTGGCGCAGACAGTGGCTAATGAATACAAAGCCATGTCATTCAAGTTAGTGCCAGCCCCATTCGCTAGAAAAAACGGCAAATTATGGACAGCAACATTACGTGCTAGGCGGTCATTTGACTGGAACGATAGATTATAAGAGCTTTTTGGCTCTTATTTTTTTATGAAAAATTAGGAGGTAATACAAATGGCAACAGGATTAAAAAGCAGAATTGCTTACAAGACACCAACCGCATCCGCCACAAGTGGCGATTACTGGGCTGGAACTTACAAGCTCTTAATAAGGGCAAAATCAATTCCCTCACCATTCGGTTCACAGAACATGGTAGATACTTCAACTCTTGAGGATTTAGTAGAGACACAGGAAATGGGTAGACGTTCAGCCGGTTCTATGGAAGTTGAGGGGGCTTTTGAGAAAAAGTACAAAGACGAGATGGTAACTAACGAGGGTAAGAAGCTCGACTTCATTATTCTCTATGGTACAGACGGAAAAGGTTCAGAGGGTATCTGTGCTTTTATTGGACAGGAGTCATTCGCTCCAGGTGAGGCTTCCGATGACCACTTAACAGGAACTGCGACTGTATCAGTTCAGACAGTGCCTAAGTGGATTGAGGATAACTACGATGTTGCGGTAACAGAGGATGACCAAGGCTATCCAACAGAAATCACACTCACAAAAAAATCATGAGCCAATCGAAAAAAGCCGTAGCGGTTGGCTATGATGATAGCACGGCTGACAGCGAACTTGAAGAAACAATATAGTAAGGTAATCGAGGCAGTTTTAATACTGCCTCTTTCCCTATATAAATTAGGGAGAAAGGGAAAGATAAAATATGAAAATTAAATTAAGTGGAAAAGAGTATACAGTTAAATTCGGATATGCACCGGTATATCAAAATAGAATTATCCCAAGAGTTGTAGGAATGGGACAACAGGGAGATGAGCTTGAAGCGATTGACAACATGCTCGGCTTTTTACCGGAATTTTTACTTGTAGGCTTGCAGAAATTTCATGCCGACGAATTTGGCTTTGAATTTGATGATAAAGAAGCAAAAGAGAAGCAATTGGTAAAGATGTATGATTTACTTGACGATTACCTTGACCCTGAGAATGAAGAGGGCAAAGATATAATGTCGCTCTACGATGATTTGACGGCAGAGCTGGAGAAGAACAGTTTTTTATCGAAGCTGTTGGCGAAAGAGGAACAGGCAGCCAAGAAGAAACCAACCAAGAAGTAAAAGAGCTTACGTGGGAGGTGTATTGCAACGAAATCCGCCCATATTGGCTTTTGGTAACTAAAGGCTATGGATTCAGCGTTGAAGACATAGACATGTCTTGTCCGGCTGATTTAGAGCCTTATTCAAAGGCTTATATGCTTGAGCAAAAAGAAGCCGACTCCAACATGTGGGCTTGGTGGGGCACATACGGAATAAGCGCAACGCTTACAGCGATTGACAGAGCTTTGAATGGCAACAAAGCAAGAGCAAAATACATTGAGAAATCATTAAATGAGCAATACTCAGAAGATAACGAGCCTAAATACAAGGAGTCTAATGAGGAAATTGCCGTTTATGAAATGAAGCAACGAATTAACGCATTAAGACAGTCGGGACTACCTGAAAGTCCTGATTAATGAGGTGAAAATATGGCATATAAAGGAATTGACGTATCGTCATATCAAGGAAATATTAATTGGAGTAAGGTTAAGCGGGCTGGAGTGCAATTTGCAATCCTTAAAATAATCCGCAAAGACCTTAATCCGGATAAAACCTTTGAGCAAAATTGGAAAGGCTGTACTGATGTAGGAATGCCGATACAGGGCGTATATAACTACTCATACGCTACAACAGTAGACAAGGCAAAGACGGATGCACAGAGAGTGATTGAGGTACTTAACGGAAGAAAAACTTTCGTTTGGTTAGATGTTGAGGATAAGTGCCAACAAGGACTCGGACAGACACTTATTGATATTATCAACGCATATCAGAGCGTTATCAAGAGTGCCGGGCTTAACTTTGGTGTATACACAGGGCTTAGCTTTTATAATCAGTACATTGCGCCATACGCAAATCAGATTAATTGTCCGTTTTGGATAGCACGCTATCCGTCAACTAAAGGAATGTCTATTGGTGATGAGCCTAATAGTACAAAGAAGCCTGTTATTCAACATCCTCTGTATGGCTGGCAGTATTCAAGCGCGTTTACTTGTAGCGGTCTGAATAACAGTACTGACGCTAACTTACTCTATGTTGAGCTTGGTAAGGGCGATGGAATAGAGAATAATCCGGCACCAATAACAACTCCGACACCAATAGCAACTCCGGCAAAGGATAACGCTTGGAAAGGCAATGAGGAATATTACCTCAATAATGATGATGTAAGAAAATGGCAACATGCCATGAACATCGGATTTGACACAGACGAGCTTAAGGAAGATAGCAAGTTTGGAGCTAATTCACAGAGATTTGCTAAAAATCACAATCTGTGGAGCGGTCAGAAGCATAACTGCCCGACAGCCATTAAGTGGTTGAGAAAAACTCTGCATGACAAGTATCATTTTTACAAGCTTGATACTGATTACGGCAAGTGGACGGATTATCTCACTAAATGTGTCATGGTATTTCAAAAGAATAGAGGCCTTAAGCAAGATGGATATGTTGGATTGATTACAACATACTATCTGCTCAAAGGATAAATACATGAGAGCTACTTTAGGGTAGCTCTCTTTTTTATTACATACAGGGAGGTGAGAAAATGGCAGAGAGCATTGAGCTTCAAATCAAGTCGGACGCACAACAAGCGACTAGAGCCATAGGCAATTTACAAGCTAAGTTGCAAGGACTTGGAGATACTCTCAATTCCCTCAATGGTGCAAGCATAAGCAATTTTGCGAGTGGAATGTCTCAACTTGCAACATCACTTAGAAGTGTGAGCAGTATTGACACACGTACCTTTAGCAAGATTGCCACTAACATGGAAAAGCTCGGCAACCTTGATACTGCAAGACTTGTCAGCTCAGCAAGTGCCTTAAAGAGCATGGCAACAGAATTGTCAGGCTTTGCGAATATCTCAAAGCAATCAGCAGAGATTACACAATTAACAGTTTCAATTTCAAAGCTTGGCTCAAAATCAGCCGGTTATGCTGCGGATAATATCAGAAACCTTGGCAGTGCTTTGAAAGAGGTAATGACAACATTATCTAACGCACCGAGAGTCAGCAACAACATTATTCAAATGACTAATGCACTTGCTAATCTGTCACAACAAGGCTCAAAAGTCGGTTCGGCTAGTAGGTCACTTGTAACAGGCTTTTCAAACACAACTAAGTCAATTAAGAGCACAAGAAGTGGATTTAGGGGCTTAGCTTCAACTATCGGTAAGTTTTACGCAACTTATTGGTTGGTTATGCGAGCAGTAGGAAAAATAGGCAGTGCAGTTGATTTAGCAAGCCAATTAACAGAGGTTCAAAACGTAGTAGATACCACGTTTGGTGACATGGCAAGCAAGGTTGATGATTTCACAAAAACATCAATTCAAGATTTTGGAATGTCGGAGCTAACAGTTAAGCAAATATCAAGCCGTTTCCAAGCGTTAGGTACTTCTATAGGCATTTCGTCAGAACAAGTGGCAAATGGTACAACTGTGGCAAATAAAGCTCTTATGAGCCAAAATAACACGCTATACAAGACTACAGACAGTATGGCTGATATGTCGCTTAATCTTACGAGATTAGCTGGTGATATGGCTTCATTCTACGATGTAGACCAAGCTGATGTTGCAAAGAGCTTACAATCCATTTTTTCGGGAACAATCGCACCATTAAGGAGATACGGACTTGATTTAACACAAGCCACACTTTCAGAGTGGGCTATGAAAAACGGACTTGATTCAAATATCAAATCCATGACGCAAGCTGAAAAGGTATTGCTAAGATATAATTATGTCATAGCAAACAGCAAAGCTGCGATGGGTGATTTCGCCAAAACTTCCGATAAACGAAACTTTAGTTTCATGTGTCGCGCAGCATAGTAATATGCTGATGAAAAATCGAGCAAAGTCGGTGAAAACTAAGTTGATTTAGACAACATACTTTGATATAATATGTTTGAGGTGATTTAATGAGAACGTATTATATCTATAAGGCTACAAATAAAGTAAACGGAAAATTATATATCGGACAAACAGTAAACTATCACGCTAGGGTTCAACAACATTTAAGGTGTTCGCCAAAAGAGGATTGCTTATTTCACAGAGCAATTAAAGAATATGGCAAGGACAACTTTGAATGGGAAGTGATTGATAAATGCAATAGTTCACAGAAAGCATTGCGACTTGAAAGATTTTATATATTTTTGTATAACACATACAGAGATGGATATAATGAGAATAAAGGCGGTGTCGGTGGACATAACGCAAGAGCTGTCGTAAGGCTGGATAAAGACGGAACATTCATAGAAAGATACGATAGCGCAATGGAAGCCGACAAATATGGCTTTGGTAATACTGATGTATTATTATGTTGCAAGAATAAAATGCTGACATGTAAAGGCTATCAATTCATGTTTGAAGATGAATATAAAGCTAATGGAGCTAAGACATATGCAAAGCCAAAACCTATTAATCAGAGAAAAGTCATTCAATGTGACCTAAAAGGCAATTATATCAAAGAATTTGATAGTATAGCACAGGCTTCAACCGAAACAGGAACAAACAGGACAACACTGATAGGGGCATTGAAACATCGTTATAAAAATGCCAATGGATATATTTTTGTCTATAAAGAAGATTTTCCGATAAAAGATTTGAGCATGTATACTAAACTAAAAAAGGGTAGGAAAATAGCTCAAATTGACATAAAAACAAATAAAGTAGTCAAGGAGTATGATAGAATATCTGACGCCGGCAAAGCGCTGGGGGTCAATTACAAAGCCATACACAAAGTAGTTGATAAACCCAACAGGACAGCATACGGGTATAAATGGATAAGTCAATAAGTCAATACCGAGGTAATCAATCAGATAGCGAAAGGCTGATTGACACCGTAACGCGTAGGAAGTGAATAAATATAATCTTCCCAAGAGTGCTCGACAACCATAAGACGTAGAAATGCGTCTTATTTTTGTGGTTGAAAATGTACGCTGAACTTATAGGAAACTATAAGAAGTAGAGGATAAAAAGCCTTTACGATAACAAATTGACATGGGCGAATAGTGTAAGAGTCCTTAAGCAAGAGTTCCAAGCATGGGGCAGTATCATAGGTAGCGTAGTAATAAATGCTCTAAAGCCGTTTGTTCAAGCCTTAAGTAAAGTAATGCTCAAGGTTATCAGTTTCACAAGAACTGTAGCTGATGCGCTCGGAGCAATCTTCGGATGGACTATCGAGATAAGCGGTGGCGGTGCTACTGTTGACGGCATGGAGGACATAGCTGACGGAGTGGGCGATATTGGTGATAACGCTGATAGTTCCAATAAGAAAGCCCAAAAACTGAAAAAGACATTGCTTAGTATAGACGAGATACACGCACTTGACGATAACAGCGATAGTGGCAGTGGTGGCGGTTCAGGTGGTGGTGGAGCTGGCAGTGGTGCTGATAGCTCGCTGAAAAAGACCGATGGATTGCTCGAAAAATACAAATCATCAATCAAAGACCTTTACTCACTCGGAAAGTACATCGGTGACGCTCTTGCGAGTGCTATGGAGAGCATTGACTGGAAGAAGATTTATCGAAAAGCTGACAATTTCGGAAAAGGACTTGCAGACTTCCTTAACGGCTTAATCAGCCCAAGACTCTTTTATGATTTGGGCGCAACAATAGCCGGTTCGCTAAACACAGCTTTGCATTTCCTTAATTCATTCGGCACAACATTCGACTGGACTAACTTTGGCTTGTCGATTGCTAACGGCATTAATGGATTTTTTGAGAATTTTGATTTTGCGTTACTAGCAAAAACTATTAACGCATGGGTGCAAGGAATATACACCATGCTAACCACGGCAATTAAAAATGTGTCGTGGAAAGACATACTTAAAGGAATTACGGACTTTTTAAGCAATTTGGACATTAAAACTGTTGAGATAATAGTTGGCACATTGCTGATAAAAAAGATAATTTCGCTAAAATTAGGTTCAGTGGCACTCGCTTTTATTGGAAAATCATTATCAAAAGCGATAGCACAGGCAATAGCTTCAAAAATTGGATTTGAGCTTGTAGAAGGAGCTGGCATTGGAACGGCAATAATGCAAGCATTTAAAACGATTTTCGCCTCATTGTCAACTAATCTTGGAATGCTCATAGAGGGATTATTTAGTGGCTTAAGCTTGGGTGATGCAATAACGGCTGCATTCGGAACAGGGGCAGCAGACCTATTAGCAACAATCGGCTCTGCTTTTTCGACAATAGCCGGAACAATTTTATCTATTGTAAATTTTGTCAAAATGTTAAAAGACGGATTTAGTTGGGTAAATGAAATTCTAATGGTAATAGGTGTTGCATTGGCTACAATCGGAGCAATATTGGCTGGTGTGGCAGCATTGCCAGCAGTAATTGTTGGAGCAATAGTGGCAGCAGTTGCAACGATTGTTGTTGTGGTAAAAGATAATTGGAACACAATTTGTGAACTATTTTCAACAGTTGGCGAATGGTTCAATGGAAATGTCATTGAGCCTGTAGTTTCATTTTTTAAAGATATGTGGAAAACCATAAGTGGCTTTTTCGGTTCTTTATGGAAAGACATAGTAGCTGTGTGGCAAGGAGCTTCGAAATGGTTCAGTTCCACAGTAATTGAACCGATAGTTGGCTTTTTTAAAGGCTTTGCTACACGAGCACAACAGATTTTTCAAGGTGTTTGGATAATAATTCAAGCAATTTGGATAGTAGCTTCAAGCTGGTTTAATAATAATGTAATTACTCCAATTTCAAATCTGTTTAATTTTTTAAAAACGTTTATACAGACAACGATACAGACAGCAAAAGATTTTGTCTTTTCAACGTGGCAAGGGGTGGCAAGTTGGTTTAGCGGTACAGTAATACAACCGATTTCAAACTTTTTTAATATGTTGAAAGCTGGCATAACATCGGCACTTAGCGTAGCAAAGAACTTTGTTATATCTACTTGGCAAAGTGTGGCGGGTTGGTTTAATGGCAATGTTATTTCGCCTGTTGTAAACTGCTTTAATATTATGAAAAATGGAATTACAAACGCGTTTAATTATGTGTGGAGTTCAATAAGAGGCGGCGTTACAGGAGCTATGAACTACGTTATTTCAAAAATAGAGAATGGGGTTAATTTTGTTGTCAGTGGAATTAACTCTTTATTAAGAGGATTTAACAAAGTTGTTTCTATGGCTGCTAAGGTGGCCGGTACAAATTGGGGCGGAGTATCGTTGGTTCCGAAAGTGCATATTCCAAGGCTTGCTAGTGGCGGAATTTTCCCAAGGGGAGAGGACGGCATGGCTTTTATTAATCATAACGAGTTAGTCGGTAGGTTCTCAAATGGCAAAAACGTGGTAGCAAATAACCAACAAATCACCGAAGGAATTAAACAGGCTGTCATGGAGGGTATGGCACAAGTAATGATGAACTATAATGCCGGTGGAAACCCTGCGCCTATCATTGAAAATGTGTTTAAGTGTGACAGCGAAACCCTCTATCGCATGACACAGGTAGGCAAGGCAAAGCATGGACAACGATATATTGTAGCAAATGAATTTGGCTAAGACACTCACCCTTGCGTGGGTGTCTTTTTACGAGGTAACAATATGGCAATGATGTTAGTAGACGGAGTGGAATTACCTACTCCGTCAACTTTTGAATGGGGCATGATTGATGTGTCTGCAAGCGACAGTGGACGTACACAGGACGCTCAAATGCATAAAAACAGAATAGCACAGAAACGACAGCTTAAATTGTCATGGAGTGGTACAGACACGGCTAGGACAGCAAAGATACTTCAAATGGTAAACCCCGAATATATCAAAGTGACATATCCTGACGCTATGAGTGGCACTGATGAAACACGTACATTCTATGTAGGTGACAGAAGCGCACCTATCAAGATATGGACTATTAACAATAAGAGGTATGAGACATTGAGCTTTGACCTCATAGAAGTATAAGGCGGTGATTTAATGCTTAACGTATCGGCTAAATGGCAAAGGGCAGTAATGCTCGACAATGATATAAATGTAAATTGTTTTGCTGACATAGTTACGGCAGGTGGCGAAAAAATCCCTATTAGTGATAGCGAGCTGTGGGCGAACGGCTTCGAGGTTAATGACTCAACATCAAGCAATGGTACTTTCACAATCGGGGCTTTGATTGCCGGAAAACTGAAAATTAAGCTGAATAACATCTATGAAGATTACAGTAAGTATGATTTTGACAAGGCAAGCGTAACAGCATATGTTTCAAAGAGCTTTTCTGACGGCACGACCGAAAAATTAAAAATCGGCGAGTATAGAGTCAGCGAAACAAGCTATGACGGCTCGCTAATAACGCTTACTTGCCTTGACAATATTAATAATTTCAATCGTGAGTATGACAGCAATTTAAGCTACCCTACGACAGCGTATGAGGCAGTCAGAGACGCTTGTATTAAGTGTGATGTACCTTTTACTATGGCAAGATTTGATAACTCTGATTACGTGATTAACGAGATACCAAGTGATAATCAAAAACTCACATATGGACAGGTGATAGCTTACATCTTACAGTTAAGTGGATTATGGGGCAAGTGCGGTCACGATGGCGAATTGCTTATCGGTTGGTATGATATGAGCCAGTTTGGGAGCCAAAATTACAATGGTGGAACTTTTAGCACCACTACTACCCCATATTCAGATGGAGATACACTGAATGGTGGAAATTTCACCGACTATTCAAGTGGAGATAGTGTTGATGGCGGAACATTCACGGAGTCGAGAAATTACCACAATGTTTACACGCAAAAAGACTTGAATGTTGCGACCGATGATGTTGTTATTACAGGTGTTAAAGTTATTGTAACCTCAAAAGAGGATAAGACAAAAGATGTTAATGCTCTTGCCGGAAAAGAGGGATATGTAGTCTCAATCTCTGATAATCCGTTTATTTCGGCAGGCAAGGCACAGACAGTTGCAAATTATATCTTCAAAAAAATAGGTGGCATGAGGTTCAGACCTCTTGACGCTACGCTCTTGTCAAACCCACTGATTGAGAGCGGAGATGTGGCGCTTGTGACAGACCGCAAGCAGAATACCTATAGCTGTTTTATTTCCAACCGAACATTTACAGTTGGAAGTGGCACTAAAATTTCGTGTGACGCTGAAAATGCTTCAAGGAATAGTGCTGATAAATTTAGTAATGAGACAAAGGCTATCGTACAGGCTAGGGAAGTTGCACAGGCAAAACTAAGTGTATATGATAAGCAAATGCAATTGCTGACACAGCTAATGTCTCAATCGCTCGGACTTTTTAAGACTGAACAGGTGCAAGAGGATGGCTCAATTATTTACATTATGCATAATAAAGCCGACCTTAATTCGAGCAACATACAGTGGAAAATGACGGCTAATGGCATGGCTGTATCAAGTGACTATGGTAAAACGTGGAATGCCGGAGTTGATAAAGACGGAAACGCTGTTTTCAATATTATGTCAGCTATTGGCATTAATTTTGACTGGGCGCATGGCGGCACGCTCACTTTAGGCGGTGAGAATAACACAAACGGCAAGCAGTATGTCAAAGACGCAAAAGGAAAAATTCTGATTACGCTTGATAACAAGGGCATTACGCTCGCTGACGGAGTGAGTATTTCGTGGAACAATATCTCAGACCAACCCGATTTTGCAACAAACGATAAGTTAAACGAATTAAAAGACAATATTGGCTATACGCAAATAGGAAAAGAGTATGTTATTTCCCCAAAAATTGTAGGAGCATACGGCGAATTTACAAAAGCTTTCAATGTTGATGTTGTCAATCCGTCCACAGGACTCAATCAAAGTTTTTGGGCGCAAGACGCGGAAACAGGGACAAAAATAAGCGGAAATTACAGTGGAAATGATATTGATAATAATCTTACAGTAAATCCAGAGGGAACAAACCTTTTTTCAAACGTTGGAGGACATACTAGCGGTATGGGCTGTGGCGGTGGCTTTGCAAGCATAAACGGTGAAACGGTTAATGTAAGTGGAACTAACGTTGACATTACCGCAAACAATTTGACTCTTAATGGGGTTGAAACTGTTTTTGGCTCAAAAACATTTACCAATGAAAACGGCTGGTATTGGAGACAGTGGACAGATGGATATATAGAAATGTGGGGAAGTTTTCCCGCGACTGTCTCGTTTGGCTCTAAATATGGTAGTCTGTATTGTACTTATGGAAGCGTATATATGCCAGACGGAATAAAAAGTATCTTACATACTACAGGTACTGTGTTTTGTAGCGCCGGCGGGTTGTATTCTATTTTTTTTATAAGATGGAGCAGTAATGAGTTGGGGTTTTGTATAAACTCGGCTGCTGCAGAAACAAACAAACAATTGTATTTACAACTTCACGTTTTAGGCAAATGGAGATAATTGATGAAAGCGAGGCGTAATTTATGGCAATTCAAATGAGACGAGGGGCATACGCGGAGTTTGACCCCTTAAAAATGAAAGCCGGAGAATGGGCGGTATCGACCGATTCCGACACGAAAAAACAGCAGATATGGATGTGTTTCGCACCCGGAATAGTTAAGCGAATGGGAACTGTTGAGGATTTTGACGTTGAAATTCAAAGACTTATTCAGAGTTACCTTGACGGCATGGCTCAATCCGTGTCACAGGCTCAAAAATCAGCACAAACTGCGACAGAAAAAGCCAACTCAGCAAGCAGTTCTGCTTCACAAGCTCAAAAATCGGCAGAACTTGCCACAAGCAAAGCTCAAGAATCAGCTACTTCTGCAAACAATGCTAAGGCAAGCGAAACAAAAGCCAAGGCTTCTGAAACCAATGCTAGGACAAGTGAGGACAGTGCGTCTATCTCTGCACGTAACGCTAAGACAAGCGAAACAAATTCTAAGGTCAGTGAAACTAATGCTAAGAAATCAGAGGCTAATGCGTCTACAAGCGCAGCTAACGCAAAAAACAGTGAAACTAATGCCAAGGCTTCTGCTACTAGCGCGTCAACTTCTGCAAGCAATGCTAAGGCGAGCGAAACAAAAGCCAAGGCTTCTGAAACTAATGCTAAGACAAGCGAGACTAACTCTGCAAAGAGCAAGTCGGAAGCACAAAAATACGCAGAGCAAGCCAAGGAAATATCAGAAAGCCTTAGCGGAGCATTAAGACCTCTTGGAACAATCAGCTTTGCCGACTTACCGAGCACAGCGGATGCTAATTCTGGTGATATGTATAATATAACAGACCAATTTACCACAACCACTGATTTTAAAGAGGGGGCTGGTAATATAATTCCTGCTGGAAGTAACGTGTATTTAACTGCTGATAGATATTGGGATGTGCTTGCCGGTACACCAGTAACAGGAGTAAAAGGCGCAAAAGAAGTATATTATCGCAGAGGAAATGTAAACATAACCCCTGCCAATATCGGAGCGGTTGCAGAAGACGGAAATATAAGCGATACAACAGTTACTTTTGCCGATACAACAACTAGAGCAAACCTTGTTTCTGGTGAAAAAGTGTCGGCTAGTTTCAGAAAAATTAAGAAGTGGTTCGCTGATTTGAAAAGCTTTGCTTTTAAAGATTTGGTGAATAACCTCACGACTTCTACCACTGGAAACGCATTAGACGCGAGTCAAGGCAAGATTTTAAAGGACAAATATGATGAATTAAACCAGAGTTTAAGTTTTAAGGTAAATACCACTGATAGCCGACTGTCGGATGCCAGAACTCCGAAACCTCACACCCATGATGATAGATACTATACTGAGAGCGAGATTAATACTAAGCTTAATGCATTAGTAAAAAATCATATTGTTGTCTCGTATAAGATTGAATTAATAACAGTTACTGGAAATTCCGATAGAGAATACTCTTTTCCATTTTCTTTGCCAAGCGATGCAGAGATTATTATGCAGCTTCCTATAATTTATGCTGGCGGCAAGGGCATATCAATTGGAAGAAATGTCAATAAAGATTTTACTATACTTCTTTGGAATAATAATAGCAGTACACAAAATGTTGGGGTTATTTATTATGTAGTGCACATCATATAAATAAATGTATTGGAACATAAAGCGTTGAGAGCCGCCTTCAAATGCGCCACATAGTGCCTATTGTTATGGGTATAATTAGCGTCAGACTTGGAATTCAAGCTCTTCTTTGTATTATCTAAACTTTGGTTTAGCAGACTATACCGCAAATAGGATTTTACGCGTAAAAAGAGAGGGCTTATGCCCTCTCTGATTATTGTCCTATAAATACTCCAACATCATCTGCGAATGGATTGAAATTGTAATCCATTTCAATACTTTGCGCGTTTGTTGGAACTTCAAACGATATATCGACATTTCCAGTTCTGCCCGGCGAAAGCTCTAAAATCGAAGAGCTGTCAGTCAAATAAAGCTTGTTTTCGACTTGCACGTTATCAGCATATCCAGTTGCATTAGTATAAGAAAAACTAAATGTTTCATCACTATTATTTACCACTTGAAAGCTGAAAGTAACATATTTATATCCGCTTTTAGGCTTTTCGTAATCATAATTCGTATTTTCATAAAAATCAGTTAAAGCTACATTTATGTTGTCTTGATAAGTTATTCCCTCTCCGACACGAGCTTCAATCCTTTGATAATCTTGCGAGGAATTACCCTCTGTCTCGGCTTCTATTTCACTCTCAATTTGATTATTGGACTTCTTGTCACTTTTAGCGGTATCAGTACTTGAATGGTCTACAAAAATCAATCCTAAAGCAGAAAGAACACATATCACAATAGCAACAATCGAACCTACATGGCGCCTTGGAATTTGTTCTGAACTCTTAAGAGCTAAATCAATGATAGCAAGTATCAGTGCTGTTATGATACATATTACATCGAGAAAAAGCGGTGCGCATAGTACAAGCGGTAGGCAAAAGCAAATAGCTATTGTGCTTAATACAGAATCTTTCTTTTTAAACGGCTTATCTTGTATGTATAAATTTACATAATAGCTTGAAGTTTTGCGGTCAACGAGATAGTTACTCTCGATGTGTCTACAAACCATTTCCATATTGCCTTGATAATACTTATCTAAATCGCCAATATTAACATAATGATTGTTAATGCAGTATTCTCTATATCTTTTCATATAAAAAATCCCCTTTCTAGTTCTTTTTTGCTATTTTACTCTTTACAATCCGTATTGTCAATATTCGACAAAATAAAACACTTTAAAGTGCTACAGTAATGATGTTCTCAAATAAGAGAACTCTTCAAGTTTCGGTAGGGCGGTGGATTTTTCTGCCGTCCTTATTGCCGTTTAAGAACAAATGTTCTATAATTGATGTATCGGAGGTAGTATTGTATGGAATATAAGGATGAAATAATTAAAATGATTGAGAACGTGGAAGATAAAGACCTGTTATTGTACTTGTATGTATTCATCAAAAGAAAAATAGAGGCAGAGTAAAAGCTCTGCCTTGGTAGTTATATTTTCTTTTCCCAAAAGTTACCACACTTTGAACATACAAACTTTGTTTTGCCATTCTTTCCCTTAATTCCGGTAGCGGTACCGACAACGGCACCGACAGGTCCGAAGAGACCACCTACTGTGTTGCCAACAAGTGCTTTGCCCAATGAGAATTTTTTCTTGGTATCAACAGGTATGCCAACGCCATCACAACCCCATTTAGGACATTTAACAGTTTTACTCATAATAAAATACCACCTTTCTTATTAATTTAATTTATTTTGAGTATTTTTCATACATTACATCTATTAAATTCATAATACTTTCTTGCTCTTTATCCGACAATTTAGATAACTTAAATACATAGTCCTTGAGCTTATTGTCTATATTTGAAAGGTCATAATCTGTATTTGCTTGTTCAAATATAGGATTACTTTCTTCACCTGTAACTAGATATGATAAGGTAGTTCCTAAAAAATCCGCAATTTTCTGCATATTTTTAGTTTTCGGCTCGCTCTTTCCTCTTTTCCAATCGGAGAGAGTCATGTTTGAAATGCCTGTAGCTCTTGCAACATCGGCATTTTTCAAGCCTTTTTCGTCTAGTAATTTCTGATAATGTTCATACATAAAAAATCCCTCATAAATTATTATGGAAAACTTTAAAATAATGCTTGACAATTAAAGAAAACCATAATATACTAGACCTAGATTAAGGAAAGCCATAATATACTAGACCTAGATTAAGGAAAGCCTTAAAACACAGGTTTTAATTTTGTTATTTTGTTGTCTTGGTAAGTTTCATTATAACGGATTTCCTTAATAAAATCAATATATTTTTAAGGAAAGGAGCATGAAAAATGAATAATTCTAAGAAATATGCTCAATCATATTCGAGATTTGAGCAAATTTTGAAGAAAAAGGGTATCACATCATACCGAGTAGCAACAGACTTGAACTTTTCACCTATGTTGCTTTCAGACTGGAAGAGAGATAAAAGCAAGCCAAAATTAGACACCATGATTAAAATTGCAAGCTATCTTGGCGAACCGGTTGAGAGTTTCGTGGATTAGAAAGAAAGGAGAAAGCATGAACGCAAGAGAACAACGAATCGCAGAAATTATGTCAGAAAATCAAGTTGAATATGACATAGCAGAGTCGATATTCCTAGGCGAAATATGTGACAAATACAGTACTGATGATTGCGATATTGCAGAATCCTTGTTTGAGTCTGACGCAGAGGAAAGCGAGGTAGAAGCATGAATGAGATTTTAAAGGTTGATGTTGATACTCAAATGGTATCGGCAAGAGAACTGCATAATGCACTCGAGGTCAGCAAGAGATTTTCCGCATGGTTTGAAACTTACTCAAATACTTTTATTGAGGGTGAGGATTACAAAGGTGCGTACCTTAAGGTACAGAGCAATCAATATGGCGGTGAGAAAGAATTACAGGACTACAACATGACAGTTGATATGGCAAAACATATCTGTCTTATGAGCAGAACTGAAAAAGGCAAACAGTGCCGACAATATCTCATTGATTTAGAGAAAGCATGGAACACACCGGAACAGGTAATGGCTAGAGCATTAAAGATAGCCAATAAGACTATTGATAGCCTTAAGTCTGATAACACAAAGCTAATCGAAGATAATGCTCGCATGAAGCCCAAAGAGATATTTGCTGACGCAGTAACAGCTAGTGAAACATCATTGCTAGTAAGGGATGTCGCAAAATTGATAAGACAGAATGGAGTCAAAATCGGAGAGAAGCGACTTTATAAGTGGCTACGTGAAAATGGATATGTTTGTCAAGGCTCGACAGCTCCGACTCAAAAAGCAATGGAAATGGGATTGCTTGAGGTTGTTATACGAACTGTTGAAAGAGGTGACAGGCTTCCACTTGAAACAAAGACCACAAAAGTTACAGGCAAAGGACAAGTTTATTTTGTAAATAAATTCCTTGCGCAGAACGGAGAGTGATTGTATGAGAAAAAGAACTTTAAAGCAGAAATTCTGTGTGGGCTGTGGCTATTCGATTTTTGGAGCATTAGCTTTTGTATTTTTCCTTGGATTATCGGTGGCATACGGAATTAAGACAGCGAGTATCATTGTTGGGGCAATCGTAACAGTATTTTGGCTGATACTGATTGCAATATGTCTCATAGAGGAGGGCGAACCACATGAGAAGAAAAAGGATATTGATGTTATCGACTTTAATAATTGGAACTATGACCTTAAAGCCAATAGCAGCGAAAGCAGATAGCAAAGTTGAGCTGACAGCGGGTGTTTCTTCCTATTTAAATAGCGTAATGCTAGGGAAGATTGAACCAACAGTAGTTCAGAATGAGCCGGTTGTAGTTGAGCAGACCTATGTAGAGCCGGAAGTCCCGACTTGCCACAAGAAGTACAGTTGTAGCCGATTTAAGAAACTAGGGCGAGTCAGATACGGCGATTACACTTATACGTGGTACTCGCAGAGAGTGTTACCTGGAGGCGGTTTGAATATTCCGGGCAGACATTTAAATGAGCATGGGCTTGTAGTTGATGAAAATGAGTACGTGGTGATTGCAAGTGATGATTTACCACATGGAGTTGTGGTTGATACTCCTGTTGGCATACAAGGAATTGTATATGACGAAGGGAGCGGAAATGGAAACCTTGACATCTACTGCGATTGGTAGCCAATTGAAACGTCAGAGTGCTAACGATTACCTACAAGAACTATATCGAGCTAAACGGCACGATGACAAATCATTTGACTTTCAAGCGTTACTAGATAAAGAAATGGAGAAGCTAAATGAGCGACAATGTAAGACGAATTAGGCTAGGCGATACAAGATACAGATTGAAGCCATTAACAAGAGAGCAGAAGCTATTGCTCAATAAGGCTCATTACGTGGCGAGCGAGTGGCTTTTTGTATCGGAGTCGGACTCGTATCTGAGAGTTGTTAAAAAATCAAGCCTACACGGAAACTTGATTCTAAAAACCATAAGCAAATAGAAAGAGAGGAAACGCAATGAAGATTACACATATTTTTGCGCAGAATTTTTGCAAATTCTACGGCAAAAACACACTAGACACAGATTTTTCAATGAAAACTGTGCTATCCGGTCAGAATGAAGTCGGCAAATCAACAGTTAAGAGAATTATTCTTGATGTGCTGAATTGCCACGATGAGAATGACAGAGAGATTACAGGCATAAGACCACACGATGAAAACGGAGTCGAGATTGATGATGTTGATATTGTAAGAGCTGTTACCTTTGAGATTGACGGAAAAGTAAAGACTCTGAAAAAGGTTACAAGGCAAGGAAGAAATAAGGACGGCGAAGTTTGTTCGGGACATACAGATTACTATGTCAATGATGTTACATACAAAATGGTTGAATACAACGAGTTTATTAATGATAATATCGCAGACCTTAAGATATTGCCATTTTGTCTTAACGCTATGACATTGTTGCTTAAATCGCCAACAAATCAAAGAATAGCGCTCTCAACTTTTTTTGGCACACACAAAAATCCCGAAATCTGCGATATGTTTCCACAGTTTGCCGAACTTAAGCCAATGTTTGATGATGGCGATGTAGACCAGCTCAAAAAAGTATGTCGTGGCAAGCTAAACGGCACAGGCGGTAGGAATGGCAGTAAAGGACTGATTAAGGAAAGAGACGAAATCTCAACAAGGATAGATACAATCCATTCCACCAATGAGTATACAGACCTTGCAGAGCTTGAATTGCAAAAGAAAACATACGAGCCACAGCTTAAGGAAATTGAAGATAAGCTGTCCGACTACAACAAGATTTTAGAGGATAAGCAGAAAGCTACAGAGAATGTTATGAGCCTTAAGTTTGAGCTTTCAGACATGGAGAGAAAAGCCAATGCTGACAATCAGAAAAAGCGTATGGAACTACAGTTGCAGATTGACGGCTTCGATGTTTCAATCCGCAAAACAGAGTCAATGATAAGAGCTAAAAAGGCTAACATTAAAAACTTTGAAGATTCGGTTAGATTTTGCACAGAGAACTTAGCAAAGGTACGTGCTGACTGGAGAAAAACAAAGGCACTTTCCTTTGATGAAAGCAGTATTAATTGTCCAATGTGCGGTCAGAGATTGCCGGAAGATAAGATAGAGAGCATGAGAGCTGAATTTGACGAGCGAAAAGCAAAGAACCTTAAAGAGCTTGAAGATAAGGGAAATGCGCTATCAAATGATAGCAAGGGGTTTAAACAGGCTATCGAGGATAAGAAGAAAGAAATAGCCGACCTTGAAGTAGAACTTGCAGAGCTAACAATAAGACATGATGCTGTTACTAAAGAGCTTGGAGACTTACCTACTGATGTTGACATGACAGGCAACAGTGAGTATCAGGCACTTAAAGCTAAAATCGAGGAAAAAGAGAAAGCCCTTGCCGATGAAAACGATACATCGGAACTTATCAGAAAGCTCAAAAACGAGCGAAACGAACTGTTGAGACAAGTCTCATCGGTTGACACAAAGATTGAGCTTGGTGTGGCGAATAACAAGCGTATAGACGATAGCATAGCCGACCTTGAAACAAAGAGAACCGACCTCAATCAGGAGATTGCTGATTGGGAGAGAAAGCTTGATTTGCTGAAAGAGTTTACTCGTAAGAAAAACGAACTCTTACAGGCTGATGTAAATAAGTACTTGGATTTTGCCACAGCAAAGCTGTTTAGACCGCTCTTAAATGGTGATACCGAGGAGTGCTGCGACTTCACTTACAATGGTGAAGCGTACGCGAGAAACCTCAATCATGGTGCAAGGATGTTAGTTGAGGTTGACGTGTGCCGAGCTTTTCAGAAAGTGGCAAGTGTTAATTTCCCAATTATCATTGATGATACAGAGAGCGTTGACGATTGGAGAATACCACAGATTGATAACCAATTAATTATGTTGAAGCACACACAGGATAAAGAGCTTGTGATTGAGGAGATGTGATATGAGCAATGATAATTACATTGTAGAGCGTGAATTTGAACACGCAGGATATAAATGTGTCGTTACATTCAATGTGATGGGGCATAGGTGCGGATATGTAGGCATTCCAAAGAATCATCCGTTATATGGAAAAGATTATACCGACTATCTTGAAATCAAGAAAGCTGATGTCGGAGACAGAGAAGTAAGCGGGATTCTTCCTTTGCTTGGTGCTTACCTGGATGAAGATGAAAGAATCCGCATTGAAGCATATTTTTCATGCCACGGCGGTATTACCTTTGCGGATGGCGGAGAAAATTCAAACTATCCAATAGAAAGTGATTTATGGTGGTTTGGTTTTGACTGCGCACACTGTGACGATGCAAAAGAACTTGAACTCGCTTATGAGAGATTTCCTAATTACAGAGAGCGCCTTGCTATGCAGATTGAGTGCGAAGATAGATTTCACATTGATGGGTTGATAATCCGTACAGAAGAATATGTAGCAGAAGAGTGCAAGAAGTTAGCAGAACAGTTGAAAGAGTTTGAAGAAAGTGAGGAACAGAAATGATTAAAGCAAAAGACGGAGAAGTTACATTTAGAGGTACAAGAAGCAATATTATAGCAGAGGCGGTTACTGTTTTATATGCGCTCAAAGAGGAACTTTCAGAGGAAGAGTACAAAATGGTAATTAGACTTGCTGATAAAAGCAGGGAGCAGTTAAGCGACGAAGCCAAGAAAATGAGAGAAGAAACCGAGAGAATGAAAGAAGAACTCAAAAAGTTACTTGGATTATAGGAGGTATAGAAATGATTATTAAGAAGAGAAATTATTATATGGGTGGCAAGAAACATACTGTGGAGCTTAAGTATGACGGATATATGTATACAGTCATATCTGACGGAGTTTTATTCAAGCAGACAGCCAATGAACTGTTTGCGGTTCAGGTTTTCAATGAGATTTAGGAGGATTAATTATGGCAGAGAATACGGCAGTTGCAGAAAAGAAAGAAGCTGAAAGCAGAGAGCTTGTAGCAAAGGATTTTACAGAGGGAATGGTTGTTAAAATTAAGCAGAAAGAGAAATTTGGCTTGACATTCCCTAAAGATTACAACTATACAAACGAGCTTATGTCGGCAATGCTTATTTTACAGGACACACAGGATATGAATAAGAAGCCTGTATTACAGAGTTGCACAAGGGCAAGTATTGAAAATGCACTTATCGAAATGGTGACAGACGGATTATCAATAAGAAAGAAGCAGTGTTACCCAGTCGCTTATGCGGGCAAATTAAGCTGTCAGCCGTCTGTTTATGGTGCAACTTGTCTTGCTAGAAGATACGGGCTTAAAGACATTAATGCATCAGTTATTTATAAAGGGGATGTATTCAAGTACCACAAAGAGGATGCAAAGACAATTATTGATTGCCACGAACAGAGCTTTGAGAATATCGACAATGACAAGATTGTTGGTGCTTATGCAGTAGCAATTATGGGAAATGGTGAGAAGATTGCAGAAGTTATGACTATGGCACAGATAAAGACAGCTTGGAAACAGGGATACGGATATAAGGAGACCGGAAACGGAGTTCATCAGAAATTCGCAGACCAGATGGCTATGAAAACTGTTAAGAACAGGCTTCTCAAAGCTATCAACAATACTCATAGCGGTTTTGGCAAAGAAGATGATTATGAGGAAATCAGCCACGATGAAATGCTCGAACAGGATGTTGCCTATGATATTGAGCAGAACGCAAACACAGTAGATTTTGACGAGGACAACATAATTGATGTGGAACCTACCGACACGGCCGACAAGCAGTCAGAGGAGCTACCGCCGTTCATGCAGAGTGAGGAGGATTAAGTAATGCATCGACACGACTGGATTAAGTTTTGTAAGCATCATAAATGGGGCTATAAGTGCAAAATATGTGGGAGGTTTTGGAGACTATGAGAGTAATTTCACAGCATGGGAATGTTGATTTGCCTTATGAGCAGATAGTTGTGTGTCACGCAATGGAGAACGTTATAGCACTACATAATGGAGAAAAATATGTATTAGGCGAGTACTCTTCCAAGGAGAAATCGTATAAGGCTATGGAAATGCTTAGAGAAGCATATATCGGTATGCCTATCATAATGCAGAATGTTGATATTTCAGAAGATGTGGCAAAGGAATTTGGAAGATTACAGAAATGTGGCATTATGGTGCGAACAGAAAATCAGCCGTCAAAAGTAGATTTTATCAACAATGCTGTTTTTCAGTTCCCACAGGATGATGAAATCGAGGTGTGAGTATGCTAATCAATTCAAATAAAGAAAGTGTAACCGAACATGTCAAATTCATAAGCTACACAGGCAAGTATCCCAATTTATGTTGTGGAGATTTGACACTCGAGATTGACGGAGAAAAAGTAATATTCGGGAGTATGTATTGTAGCAGAATGAGCGAGCATAAAGGCATATATCCTATATTTTGGGACTCCGGCGGACATATTAGAAATTATAAAGCCTATACAGGAGAATGGCAAATAGATGTGGACAAAATACCGGAAAAATACCGCAAGTATGCAAGCGAAATAGACGAGGTATTCAATGCCAATGTGCCTTATGGTTGTTGCGGAGGTTGCGAATGAAACTTAAATGCTTAGGCTCATCGTCAGCTGGTAATTGCTATCTGCTAACTTCCAACAGTGGAGAAACACTTATCCTTGATTGTGGAATACCGATTAAGGAGATTAAAAAAGGCTTAGATTGGAACATAAGGGGGATAAAGGGTGTGATTATAAGTCACACCCACCTCTAGACCACAGCAAGTCATTAAACGATTTTAAGCCAATGGGAATACCAATACTTGCCCCATATTTAGGCGATAGCCGTAAATCAATGAATATGGGCGAATTTACAGTGAAACCCTTTGATTTAACAACAATAGACGGAAATTGGACACACACAGACGCAAATGGCGAGCCTTGCCCGATATTCGGCTTTCTGATTACACACAAGGAAATGGGAAGAATGCTTTACATAACCGATTGTGAGGTTGTCAAATGGAGATTTAAAGACATAAACCACATTCTCTTAGGTGTGAATTATGACAAGGATTTAATCGACAGGGATAACACAGGCAAAGCTAATCACGTATTCAGAGGTCATTTAAGCATTGACACGGCTTGTGATTTTGTCAAGGCAAATTATTCAGATAGCTTGCAGAACGTCATAATGTGCCATTTATCAAGTGAAAATTCTGATAGAGATAGTTTCATCGAGAAGATGAAAAAAGTTGCTTGTGGGGCAAATGTGGATGTTGCAGAGCGTAACAAGGAATGGGTTTTAAGGAAAGGAGATGAATGTCCGTTTTGAGAATTGAAAAGTTAATTAATTTTTTGAAAGAAAGATTTGAAGATGGAATACAGATGTTTGATACACTATCTATAGCGGGTGATTATAGAGTGCCTATTTATAGTGAAGATAAAATCATTGTATTATGGGCTCCGCATTACGAGTATATAGAGATATATGGTATTTCTGACGAAGAGTTTGAAAGAGTTATGAAAGAGGCAAAAGGATATTAGCAAGTGCCTTTTTTAAAAATTAAACAGACAGGAGAAAAATAATGAATATTGTAACACTTTTAGGACGATTAACTAGGGACCCTGAGATTAGATATACACAGGGCGAAAATGCAATGGCAATAGCAAGATTTACACTTGCCGTTGACAAAAATTTTAAAAAGAAAGGTGATAAGGCAAATTTCATTAACTGCGTGGCTTTTGGCAAGATTGCTGAAACAGTAGAAAAGCACGTATTTAAAGGTTCAAAGATAGCAGTTATCGGTGAGTGGACTACAGGCAGTTACAAGAATAGAGACGGAAACACAGTCTACACTAACGATTGCAATATATCTAAGTTGGAATTTTGTGACAGCAAAAATTCAAGTGGCAGCAGTGCAGAGCCACAGCCAAAACCCGATGATAGCTTTATGTCAATTCCTAATGGTATTGACGAGGAATTACCATTTAACTAAATAGGTGTGAGTATGAGACTAAAGGAGAATAAAACAATGTGTAGAAAAAGAAGAAAATTAGTAGCAATAATCGGCGCGCTTACACTGGCTCTTTCCAGTGCTGTACCGGTGTCGGCATGTACGCCACAACTTAAACCACCATCTGTGAGGATTCCAGATATCAATTTCGAACCTGATGGTGCTTTAAAGGATGCAATCGACAACTATGTAAAAAATTGGCTTGAGAAATGCATCCTCGATACTCCTGTGGTGGAGTATGCATCGTATTACAAGAGTGCATCAAGGTATTTTAACTACAGTCACGTAGCAGTCAAGTGGTCAGAGGTCAAAAACGCAACATCCTATAAGGTGCGTATCACAAAAGCCGATGGAACTTACAAAGAATTTGATACAACACATACATCATTTTACTCTACCAATTACAATGATGATTTTATCGCAGATGGTATGGACGGAGCTGCAGTAAGCGTCAAAGCTTATGGTGATAACGATACATTCGGCTGTTGGTCGGATGATACTAATATTACGAGATTCGGAAGCATATATCGAAAAGAGAATTAAACTCGAAATTCAAAACGCTATAAATGAGGTTGCTATGCAGACGGCAATTGATATTGTAAAGAGAGGTGGAAACATTGAATTATCAGAACATAGCAAGAGCCAAGGCAATTGAGAAAAAGAGTTATATAGGGGCAGAAAATAGGAAGACTTTATATTGTTGGCAGGGCAGATGACATTGTATATCCAAGCGGACAAAGAGCGATTGTTTATAATTGCTTGTGTGATTGTGGAAATAAAGCAATGGTAAGAAAATCACAGATTATCAATGGGAACACAAAGTCTTGTGGCTGCATTCAAAAAGAAATAATCGGCTCATTGAATAGAACTCATGGACTTTCAAATAAGTGTGGCAGGTTGTACCCATTATGGAAAAGTATTAAATATCGTTGCTATTGCAAAACCTCTCGTGATTATAAGAATTATGGCGGTAGAGGAATAGTGATGTGTGATGAGTGGAAAGATGATTTCCAATCTTTTTATGAATGGGCGATTGACAATGGTTACAAAGAAGACAAGACAGATAAAGGCATAAATATATTAACTATAGATAGAATAGATGTTAATGGAAATTATTGTCCTGAAAATTGTAGATTTGTCACTAACGAGGTGCAAGCTAAAAATAAGAGGAACAGCATTTTAGAAGAAGATAGGTATAGAATCTGTCCTGTTTGTGGAAAAAAGTATAGAGTTTCAAAAAGGAACGGAGCAAAAACTTGTAGTTATGAATGTGGTTTTAAGTTAAGAAGCAAAACGCACCCGAATACAAAGGATTACACGAAAATCTGTCCTATATGTGGGAAAAGGTTTAATGCCAAAAGAGGAGGGCATTTTAAAAATGCTGTGTATTGTAGTCGAAAATGCAAGGATTTATCGTGTTCTCCGATTTGGGAATATAACGGAGAATCTCACAGAGCTATTGAGTGGGCTGAAATAGTAGGTATAAATACGCATTGTTTATTGCATAGAAAGGATTTAGGTTGGACTATTGAAGAGATATTAACAACACCATTAGGAGGTAAGAGAAATGCCAAGTGTAAATTATAAACAATTATATGCCATAAAAAGTAAGAACAGAGAACGCATATTAAACGCTTGCCCCGATATGAAGAATCAAAGTGGTATTTATTTCTACACTAGAACTGATGAAAACGGAATATCGTACTTTTATATCGGTCAAAGCGTAGATTGCTTAGAACGCAGTATATCGCACTTGACAGGCTATCAGCACATAGATTTATCAATCAAGAAAAGAGGATTTTATAGCGAAAAAAATCCTTACGGTTGGAAGTTGAATGTTATGTACTATCCGAAAGACAAGCTTGACGAAATGGAGCAATATTGGATTTTGGAATACACAAAAAGAGGTTATCAGTGCAGATATAACAAAACGGCTGGCGGTCAAGGAGAGGGCAAGGAAAAGATAAATGAATTTAAGCCCTCTAAAGGCTACAGAGATGGCATACAGCAAGGCAAAAAAGTGTTAGCGAGGGAATTATCGTCTATTGCTGAAAAACACCTTATAATCCGCTTAAAGCCGGAAAAAGAGCACAACAAGGTATCGCAGAAACAGTATGAGAAGTTTATGGATTTATTGAAAGTGGGTGATTCGGAATGAAGATTTTAAGTAAAAAGAAATGTGAAGAAATTCTGAAAAGAATTACTGCAAATGAAATTATTCAGGCAGAGTACGGGCTACACGATATGGAAGCGGAAACAAAAGCAACGGAAAATAGAGCAGAGATAGCTTTTATTGTCGGTGGCTTCAAGGGTATGAACAAGGTGCAGAACACGTTGAGAAAGAGGTATAACAATATAAACCACGAGGGAAAAGATTAAAATACATCAACCGAAAATTGAAGGGATATAGGAGATTAATTAAATGGCAGAACGAAGGATGTTCACTAAAAAAGTCACTGATGATGATAATTTCATGGCTTTATCATCAAGTGCACAGGCCTTATATTTGCATTTATCTATGTCTGCTGATGATGACGGATTTTGCAATCAGGTATCAGTTTCCATGTTCAAAGCTCACGCAAGTGTGGCTGATTTACAACAACTATTGGAAAAAAGATACATTTATCAGTTTGATAATGGTGTGATTGTAATTAAGCATTGGCGCATGGCAAACGCTTTGAGAAAAGACCGGTATACACCAACGAATTTTAAGGAAGAATTGGCAAAATTAAAGATAAAATCCAATGGCGCATACACATTTTCTGATGATGGTTGCCGTGTGGTTGCCAATGGGTTGCCAGATGGTTGCCAAGTGGTTGCCACTTGTCTGCCACAGGATAGTATAGGTAAGGTAAGTATAGATAAGAATAGTATAGTTAAGGATAGTAAAGAAAAAGATATTGATAAATCAATATCTAAAAAGAAAACTGTCTACTACCCTGATGATGAAATGCTAGAGAGTGCTTTTCAGGAATATTTGACAATGAGAAAAAAAATCAAAAAGCCGATATGCACCGACATGGCATTGCACCGAGCTATGAACACTATCGAGAGACTTTCAAAGGGTGATAATGATTTGGCTGTTAAAATTCTTAATCAGTCAGTAGACCATTGTTGGCAAGGACTGTTTGCATTAAAAGATAATGAGCCACATTCGGCTAACAAAGGCACCATTGATTGGGACAATGTATGAGGTAGAGAAATGACAAGAGACGAGACAGTTAAAATCATTCGCATAATGTGCGATTGCTACCCCAATTACAAGCCAAGCAATTTATCAGAGACAGTAGATGTGTGGAATATGATGTTGGAAGAATACAGCTACAGTCAAATATCTATGGCACTGAAAACTTACGTGCATTCCGATACAAGCGGATTCGCACCGAGCATAGGACAGCTAATCAACAAACTGTACGAGGTTCAATCCCCACAGGAGCTTAACGAAATGGAAGCGTGGTTCCTTGTTAGCAAGGCACTTAGGAATGGCTATTATGGTGCAGTTGAAGAATTTAACAAGCTCCCACCACTCGTACAAAAGGCTGTCGGAAGTCCTGATAATCTTAGAAATTGGGCACTGACGGACAGCAAGAGCATTGAAAACGTAGTACAGTCAAACTTTATGAGAACTTATAGGGTAGTTGTTAATCGAGCAAAGGAGTATCAAAAAATGCCAAAGGATATACAGGCATTGATTGAAAGTGCCAATAAAAGCTCGTATTCGGCTCAAATCGGCTCTAAAAATCAACAGGCGATAAAATTATCGCTTGAAGATAATAAAAGCCAAAATAAGCCGATTAAAGGCATTCCAATGCCAAAAGAAATCAAGGAACGTATCGAGCAGATGAAAAGATAAGAGGTAAAGAGGTTTTGGTCGACCAATTAAAACATGTTTTACTCCTAGCGAAAAATGATAAAAGACAAGTATTCAAGACAGAGATATGAAGAACGAAAAGCCAGTAAGCTTTGCGTGCTTTGTGGAAAACCGCTTGATAGAGAAGGCGTGGTTTGCACGGCATGTAACAGCAAACGCACAGCATATGGCCGAGAGCTTTATAAGAAATTACAGGCAGTTGGTGTTTGCCCTAGATGTGGCAAGAACTTGCTATATGGTGACGAAAAAAGCTGTGTTGAGTGTAGGGCAAAATCAGCCGAAACCATGTCAAAGATACGTGCTACTGATGTTGAAAAATACAATGAGCAACAAACTGAAACCAAAGAAAAAGCACAAAGAGCCGGATTTTACATGGACAAAATCCGAAAGAGTTACGCTGAAAAGCAGCAATAACCGCAGAAAGCTCGTAAGTCGGTCTTTCACGGACTTTATGGATTTAGGCTACTATGTACTGTATTTACACCATGGATTTGGTAATAAGCGCATTGTAAGGCTTGAAAGAACAATTAATGAGTACCTTGAAAGGGCACAGACTGAAAATGAAATGAAAACTGAATCACTTGCCGAACTTTTGAAAGTGAGATACGGCATTGACGTGCAGAAAGAGATTAATTTAATCCCAATGCAACAGTTGATTAGAATTTATCAGAGAAATAATCCACTCACGATAAACGACACGAGACAGCTTTTAAACGGCACGGCATACAGCTACATGGTTTTAGCATGTACGGCGCTTAAATTGATGTTTAAATTGTCGGTTAAGGAAATTAAAGAGTTTATTGCAGAATTTAGGGACTTAATCGACACGTTGTATAAATTTAATCAATTCGGTCTGACATTACCAAAAGTGGCACAATGCCTTGCTGATGAAGTTAATTACGTTGATGAAAGGTACATAAAGGTGATTGATTAATGACTTATGCATGGGATAATGACAGCACTCAAAATGCTCACATAAAGCAGATGAGAGATTTAAACACATGCCGGATTATGGGAAAGGAGCA